AGCGGCGCGGGTGATGGCCAGGGTGCCGGTGTTGCTACGCACGAACAGCTGGATGATGACCAGTCCAGTGCGACGCACGACTGGGCCCAGGCCGATTTCGGTTGTGCTGGACAGCCCCGGCACATCAGCCAAGCGCGCCCAGATAGGCTTGCCGGCAGGATCAAATGGCCCGCTCGGGCTGTTCGGATAGTCGACGGCGCTGGCCGGAATACCCGCCCACTGTGTCATGCGGCCGATGATGATGGCGCGGATCTGCTCGAAGGTCATTTGCTGTATGCCTGTGACACACCGTTGAAGGAGACGCCATAGACGCCGCCTGGCGCCTGCTTGGAGTGGCCGTCTTCCAGGCGCTCTGCATACGGCAGGTTGTTCTGGATGTAGACCACGGTGAATGGCTCAAGCCCGGTCAGCGCCCTGGCACCAGCCTGGATCGTGGCTGCACCGCTCGGGTCCAGGTTCAAGGTGCTGGCCAGGACCGGCGCGCCTACGCTGACGATGTTGTTTCCACGGAAGCGCCCGGTGTCTACCGGCGACCGCAGCACGATTTCGTTCAGCATCTTGATGGCGATGATCCTCACCCTTTGGGCGACCAGTTCATCGACAACGTCAGCAAACGCGCTTGGCGGCGTGCTCCACCCGCGCTTAGCCATGGCGAGTCAGCTCGCGAACGAGGCTCTCGTATGCGTGTCTTTCGGCATTGGTCCAGACGTGGCCCGCTTCCGCCAAGGCAAGCGCCATGGAATCCAGGCCCTGCAACAGGAAAACGTTCATGACTACCTCCTCAGCTGGATCTCGTAATGGGCCTTGGCCGGGTCAATGCCGGGCTTCACGACCTGGTAAGTGATCGGCTCGCCGGTGATCAGGTCCGCAGCAGTGATGCGGTGGCCTACGGCTGGGAGGTCAGTGACCTCGTTCGCCAGGCAGATCAGTAGCACATCACCCGCCAGGATATTGATGCCGTCGATACGGCGGGCCTCGTACTCGTCGAGCACGCCGCGCCCGGTGTAGGTGACCGGCTGGCGCGTGCTGATCTCGGTCAGTGGGTCGGTCTCGCCTGGGCCAAGGTAATGGCCGGTGAACGGCGCGACCGCGTCTGCCAGGTCTTCGTCGAAGGCAGCAGCCAAGTCGACTTGGATATCATTGCGCAGGCCCACGGCTCACCCCCTGCTCACGACGAAGCTGAATGCGTTGCCGCGCCAGGGCGTCAGGAGGGCCAGCGCGAACTGGATCGCCTCGGGCTGCGCGCTGGCGCTGGCGCGGTCGAGCGATGCATAGGTGCGGCTGGTCGATACCGATCCGGCCTTGACCGTCTTGGCCTCGAGCGAGCCTTCGGTCTGCTGTTGGTACAGCTTCCCGGTGGACGCGGCCAGGGCCAGCTGGGCGCCGGCATCCTTCACATCCTGAGGCATGGCCTGCATGTCGATGCCTACCAGGCTCAGCGAAGTGAGGTATGCGTTAGCCTGCATGACCGCCAGCGCCTTCTTTTCCTCGGGCGCCCAGGCGCTGCCAAGGAGGGCGTCGACGTCTGCCACGGTGATGTAGGTAGCCATCAGGCCTCCGCTGGAATGAGTGGGGCGGCGGATTTGCCAGCCGCCCACGGTGTTACTTAGGCAATTCGTCTACCAGCTTCTGCAGCGACTCTTTCGAGGCGTTGGCGCGGTAGCTGACCTTTGCGGCATCGAGCTTGGCCTTCAGCTCTTCGACTTCCTTCTCGGCCGCCAGCCGGTCTTGCTCTTCCTTCTCGGCGTCGAGTCGGCCCTGCTCGGCCTGTTGGAGAGCCTGCAGTTGCTTCTGCAGGTCTTCCTTCTCGGCCGCCAGTTGGGCGTTGGCCTGTTGCAACTGATGGAACTGCTCGCCGCCGCCAGTGCCGCCGCCGGTGTTGTGCGCGCCGGAGCTGTCAGGCTCGGTGCGGGCCGAGTCGATACCGCCGGTCTCGCCAACTGTCTTCGGGCCGACCTTGACGTTGCCAGGCTCGCCCTCGAAGCCCCAACGAGCCTTGTTGTTCGGGTCGATGTGCTTGTCTTTTTCCATGGTGGTTCTCCTTCAGGTCGCCAGCCCCCGGAGGGGCCAGCCATGGGTTATGCCGCGACGGTGGACGTGATAAATGCCAGCGGCACCTGCTTACGGTCGAACTTGCGCTGCCAGTTGGTGGCCAGGGCCAGGTCGGACCAGTTGGCCGAGACCGGGCGGCCGGTGGTCGGCGTGCCGGTGATGGTGTCCGACAGGAACGAGTAGCCCAGCGGGTGGATCACGAAGTTGCGGCGAGTCCACAGGGTTTCAGTGCCGCCGCCATTGCCGCGCGCCTCTTCGCGGTCGTGAGCGATATCGTTCTCATCCTGCTCCTCGGCATAGCCCATAGCGCCGGGGCCGAAGATGACCGACAGGTACTTGCGGTCTGCGCCGGTGCCGATCACCGGCATGCTGTCGTCGACGACGACGCGCATACCTTGGAAGCGGCCGAACTCAGGGATCTGGTTGGCCAGCGGGGTGAAGTCGATCAGGTTCAGGATCTGCAGCTCGGTCTGTACGGCCGAGTGCATGGCGATGACGCTCAGGCCGCCCAGCTGACCAGAGTAATCGCCCATGGTCGCCTTGGCGCGGATGATGGCCGCAGCGTTGATGGTGCCGCCGGCGTCCACCACCATGTCGCCGCCATTGCTGGCCACGTTGTCGTTGTAGATGCCCACGGTGGTAGCGATGGTGCGACGCTGGGCCTGGCGCTGCCAGTAGCTGGTCAGTCGGCCGGCGACAAACTCGAGCGGATCCTGGTTGGTGATGTTCTTCACCAGGTTCATGCAGTTCCAGCCTTCGTTGAGGTAGGCCGCGCGAGCCTGCATCTCAGCGCTGGTGACCGACAGCGGCACGGCGATATCGGTGTACACGTCGTTCGAGTAGTTCGGCTCGATGGACGCATCCAGATCGACCCACCATGGAAGGGTGAAGGTGTTCGACGGGCTGGCCAGCAGCGTGGTCATGTCATTGTTGCTGGTGAGGATGCCCGACTCGAAGAACGCGGTGCGCTCGGCGGTGTTCACGGTCATGTAGTCGCGCAGTTCGTCGCGGAAGACCACATCGGAGAGGATGGTTGGCATTGCTGATTTCCTTTACTTGGCCTGCGCAGCGGCCTTCAGGCGCGCATGCTCGGCGGGGTCGGTACGGCGAAGCTCTACGCGCTCCATGCCGGTCATTTGTTCCCACGTTTTGGTGGCCCCGCCACCCGGCAAGCCAGCAGCCCCGCCGCCGCCTGCCTGGGAGCCGCGCACCAGGGATGCGAAACGCGGCTCCTTCTGAAACTCCTTGCCCAGGTCTTCCAGGCTGGAAACCGTCAGGTTCCCGCCGGCATCAGTGACACGCACCTGACCGTCGACGACGCGCAGGCGGCGCCCGATGAACTCAGCCAGGATCTCGGCGTTCGGGCCGTCGGCGATCCCGGTAGCAATCTTGCTGGCTGCCGAACCGAGGTCGCGGCTCTCGATGCTGGCTTGCAGGTCGGCCAGCTTCTGCCGCTCGGCGGCCAGGGTCTGCTCGCTGCTGGTGTAGAGCGACTCGTAGTCGCCCCGGGCCTTGGCCGCGTCCAGCTCCTTCTGGGTCAGTTGGTCCTTCGCCTCTCGCGCCTGGCGCTTCGCTTCCTTTGCCTCGTCCAGCAGGGTCTGGTTCTGGCGCTTGAGCCCTTCGAGGTCTCCACCGCCGGTGGGCAGGTCCTCGACTTCCATCACGTACTGGTCGCCCTGGGCCTTGTACAGCGCCTGCAGGGACGGTTCGAGCGCATCGAATGCTGCTTTGTCGATCAGGTATTTCATGTCATCCCCCGGATGATTTGCCGTTGGCTCAGCCTCGGGCGTAAAAAAACCGGCTCATGGCCAGCTGTTCAAAGTCCTGCACGCTCGAAGGCGCGCGGTTCAAGCTGTCTCAGCTCGTCCAGCGTGATCTGGTGGCCGCTCTCATCGACGAACCGGTCGAGGGTGAGCTGGCCCTTGCTGAACAGCTTGTAGCGGGCCGGGCCCAGTACATCGATCTGGAACGCCGTAGGCTGCCGGGCGAGCCACTGCTGGTAGGTGGTCTTGCTCGACACCTGCTCCGCACCATCCGGCCCTACCGCCGGCCTGACCGAGCCGGGTATCTCCCGCTCGAACTCAGGCTTGAGGACTGGGATCTCGGACGTCCGGCAGTTCCAGTGGAACGGCGGCGACGGCGCACTGAACGGCACCACCGTGTTGTCAATCGAGCGACAGAACGGTGACGTGCGCCCGTCCAGCGTGGCGATGCGGCGCTTGCCGGCCAGGATGTCGTCGTTCTCCTTGAACGTCTCGGCACGGGCGGTGCTGGCCACGTGGTTGGTCACGGTCCGCACCAGGGCCGAGGCTTGATCCTGCTGGAGCTGGTGGACGCTGGTCAGGCGCTGACTGATCTGCTGCGTGGTCTCGCCCAGTGCGGACCCGATCTGGATCTCACCAACGATCTGTGCGGACTTGGCCGTGCCGAACTGGTCCAGCGCGCCTGCGATGCTGATGCGCTGCACACCGGCCCGGGCCTCCAAACGCATTGGCTCGGCCAGTGCAGCAGCAGCCACCAGGGCGGCAGGCGGCGTCTTGGTCTGTACGATGGCCTTGACCACCTGGCCAAGCATCCGAGCACTGAACGAGGCCTCATAGCCGGCGAATTCGCCAAGATCGAGCATCGCCTGGTTCTTCATGTCGCTGTAGATGCCCTGCAAATCGCGCTGGAGCGTCCCGAGCTGCTTGTTGAACCGCTGGGTGCCGTATTCGCTCAACCCGCCGCGTAGCGCTTCCCTGGCCCTGCTGATGGCCTTGGTGATGAACTTGGCTACCCGCTTGATGTTGCCGCCAGCGTATCGCTGCACGTACACCTGATGGCGGGTGGTCGCGTCGGCGAGATAGCCTTCACTGCTCATCGTCTTCACCTGGCGGCGGCTCGTTGCCCGTTTCGCTGCCGGTTACCGGAGGCTGGGCCTCAATGTCGGCGTCGATGTTCTCGTCCGTGCGGTCCGACTCGATGGTGCCGGCCTGGCGCAGGTTCGTACGCAGGTCTTTCTTCGCGATGATGCCCTGCTGCCACAGCTGGACCTGAGCCAGGATCATCTGCGCGTCCATCTGGTCGTCGAAGAACTCCTGGTTGAGCCAGAACACCGTGCCTTTCATGTCGGGCTGGCCGATCATGAACAGCTCGGCGTCGAGGATTGCCAGCTTCAGCGCCTCGGATACGTTGCCCGCGATGGTGCCCAAAACGCTGTTGTCGGAGCTGTAGCGGATGCGCACGGCCTCTGCTGTCTCGGCACCGCCGGCCTGCTGGACGATGCGGGCGCCGATCATCTGCATCTGCGTCTCTTTGTCCTTCATCAGCTCGCGGGCCAGCTGGGTTTCCTCGGCCTGCAGCATGACGGCTGAGCCAGTGGCGCCCAGGTTGTGCCCGCGGCGGGATCCGATGTGGATGCCGTTCGGGTTGGCCTTCAACCAATCGTCGGGCTGCATGCCGGTGGTAATGAACAGCGTGGGCTGCGAGGCGATGAACCCGGCCTCCTCCACCGTAGCGCTGTTGCCGTAGTGCAGGATGTTGACGTCGGCGATGTCTTCAAGCGGTCCCTTGTCCACGGCCGCGTCGTTGTTCTCGGCGCCGTAGAAGTAGAACGGGATGTGGTCGAGGATCTTGCCGTTGTGGTCGGTCGGGATGCTCTCCTCGCCCTCAGGCTTGTCGGCGCGGTACAGGCGCTGCTTGTAGACGCCGTCCTCCAGCACCAAGGCCCGATATTGGTCGATGACCTGGAACTCGAAGCCGTCGGCGGTCGGCTCGCTGACCTGTTCATGCAGGACCACCAGCGCCAAGCGCTTGCGACCGGCGATCACGTCTTCGCGCCAGTTGATGATGCTGAGGGCCGGGTAATGGTGCACCCAGGCCTGCATGCCGCCCGACTGGGCAACGGTGCGCGGCCTGCCGTCGCTCTCGATCTTGGGGAAGTCGGTGAGGAAGCCGCCCCGGCCGGTGTCCAGGCACTCGCCTACCGCATCCTTGGACAACTGCTCAAGGCTGGTGCCGTCACCGCTGGCGTTCTCCAGCAGGTACTGGACCTGGGCCGGTAGATCGACCTCGGCCGTCTTGCGGAAGATCGCGCCAAGCAGGCCGGTACGCGTGCGCCCGGTGATGTTCAGGAACATGGCCCGCTTCTTGAGCTGCTGATACCGCTCCTTGTTCTCGGGCGACTGATTGGTCGGGTCCGGCATGGGCAGGTACTCGTCCCATTTGCGGACCTCTCGGGCGCCGGCCACGCATCGCTTGACCAGGCGCCAGCTCGGCAGAGCATTGGTGTACTCCTGCCGGGTTGCGCTGTAATTCGGCATGCTGGCCTCAGAATGTGAACGTGACGGGGATGTGCTCGACCCGCGAGCGTTTGGTCTTGGCAACGGCGAAGTAGCGGAAGCCGTCGGCCGGGTGGGATGACCAGTCGTGCAGCGGCTTGTCTTTCCAGCAGCCGCGCTTGTCGTCCCACTCCTTGCGGTAGCTCTCCAGGGCGGTGATGCCCTCCTCGCACTTGGCCTCATCGAAGGCACAGCGGGGCAGAATCTCGCGGGCCTGCTCGATGCCTTCGTCGACGCCGAGCTTCGGCACCACCTGGAAGGTCAGCGAATAGCGCTGTCCGTCTATCTCGTAGCCCTCACGCGCGAGTTCGCGCCGGGTCTTGCCGTCGCTACCAAATTCTCGGTTGTCGATGTCGTGCGGGCCCCAGTGCTCGCCGTAGGTGTATCCACGATCCTTCAGCACCTTCATGTAGTGCCGCAGGCCTTCGCCGCTGTTCTGGTAGAAGTCGACGACGTGGAATTCCTCGCCCACGATCCGGACGAACCAGATGGCGGTCGAGTCGCCCACGCCAATGTCCCAGAAGGTGTGCACGGGCAGGTGGCTGTTGTCAGGCAGCGTGCCGATGCGCTGGGCGGCGTAGAGCTTGGTGAACTGCTTGGCGTAGTAGGCGCCTTCGATCGTCTGCTGGAATGCTTCGGCAGGGATCGACGGGTACTCACGCTTCATGTCGTCGCCGAGGGTCTTTTCCTTGGCGCTGTACCAGGCGCGCTGGCCTGGGTTGGTGACGATGCCGTGCTTGGCGTTCAGGTCGTCGAAGTATTTGGTCAGGCGGTCGGGGATGACGACGCCGGTCGGGTCCAGCCAGTACAGCGGGTTGCGCCACCAGCTGAAGAAGAAGAACTTCCAGTCGAGCAGTCCCAGCGGCACGCCAGCAAGCTGCTGCTTCTCCGCGCTCTGCGAGTAATCGAAGAAGTAGCCCGCCCGCCCCTCCGCCGTCGACTCGATCGTAACGAAGCACTCTGCGGCGACAGCCTCAAATGCCCCGGTGACGATCTCTCGGGCCTTGTGGGGAAACTTGGCACAGATCTTCCCGAACTCGGATACGTGCAGATACCGTAGAGTCCCGCCCCGAAAGGATGTGGACACGTAGAGCGATCCGCCCTTGCTGAACACAAGCTCACCAGCAGCATCGTTGCGAGCAGGGTTGGCAGCGCGTATCTCCTTGGGAAGGTGGTCATACGCATACTTGATCTTCTCGCGGAACAGGCGCTTGGCGTCGTTCAGGGTGTGTGCGATCAGGGCGCACTTGGCAGCCTCGAACAGCGCGGCGTCGAGCTGGACGATGCAGACCAGGGTGGTGAACCCAAGCTGGCGCGCCTTGAGGATGATGTTGCGGGTGTGCATCCCCTGGAAGTAGTCGATCTGCTCCTGGGTCATCCGGAAGCGGACCTTCTTGCCCTGCTTGTCCGTGATGAAGTACAGGTTGTTCAGGCGCCA